TTCAATGAGCATTGCCTCCATCAGCGGCCGCACTTGGTCAAAGGCAATACCGACTTCAATTTGCATGTTGAAAGCATCGTCAAGGATGCTCTTCGTGTACTGTTTTCTCGGCTCCAGAGCTGTCACTAATCGGTCGCGCTGGCCGTTAAAAAATTTATACAGCATCCTGACAAATCGTTCTTCATTGCGCGCGTCTTTTGCCAGTTCTTTTTTTTCGTAACGCCGGCGAAATTGCTCATCTCGCAAGGGATGTTTGAAATCGTTTATCTGTTTTTTAAACTTTTTTTTTTGGTCTGCCGGCGGCGCGCCCGCTCCGTCCATCGGCACCAAATTTATCGGCACCAGAATGCTGTCGCCATCCGCAATCGGGTCAAAGCCTATCATGGCGCGCTTCTCATTCGTGGTCAGCGCGTGCACCTCGTCTGCAGTCTTAATATCTTTGCGCCGCTCTTCTTTGTCCTCGGGTGTCGGGTCCTCATAGGTCAATTCCAAATCCTGCGGAATCAAAAACTCATTTAATTTTTCAGTCAAATCGTCAATCAGCGGTTTAATGGTTTCATTTAAAAATACTCTGATAGCTGCATCGGCATTGGCAAACGTCTCGCCGCTGGGAACACCCAGAATCGCCTTAGGTACGCCGGTCAAAATGCAGATGTCGTCCAGTGTCGTTCCCTTAGTCTCAAGATATGCCAATTCAGAAGGCTTCAGACCCATCTGGATATACTCCATGCTGTCAGCCGGTATGAATAGCGGCAGGCCCACGCGCTTGGCTTCGGCGTGCTGTGTTTTGTAAGCGTCTTTGAGCTGCGCCAACTGTTCTTCTCCCATTCGCGGTCCTTTGACTTTGAATAAATCTTCCACCCGGCCGCCATTGCGCAGAATACTATCCTGGTAAGCTCTTATCTGCGTTTCCAACGATATTGCCGCCGCGCCGGCCGTCAGAATGCTCTGGCGCTGCAAAGGCGACCGCAGGTTGGGATGATGACTGTATAAAACCTCCTCGGGCTGAAACGTCTGTATGCCTCCGGTTGGTTTGTTGTACTCATAGCCGGCGATATCCGTTCCGGCATCGTTCATCACCACTTTGGTGTTATCCGACAAAAGCAGGTGCAGTTCAGTCGGTGTTTTTTTCTCAAAAATTCCCGGCGTCTGCATTATTTTCAAAAGAAACGCGGCGCCTGTGACATCCTTGAAAAGCTGGTACAGTTTCCAAAACTCCACGCCGCTAAAAAAATTATTCGGTTTATACAGCAGGTTTATTATTTTTTCATCAGTAGCCTCATTGCCCTTTTTATCCTGCAAAATGAATTTCGTCTGGCCTACTTTTTCAGCGCGCTTTGTGAGCGCGCGGTTGGTGTAGAGGCTTATTTCGTAGGCGCTAAGGTAATCCTTACCGTCCCAGGTTGCGTTCGTCCTAAGTTGCTGACTCTGCCACAACCCATAATAACTCTTGCGTCCGGTAACGATGTTGAACAGTTTTGAAAAAATTGACATAAAAAAACAACCGATAGAAAATACACCGCTTTAAAACGGTATATATTCCATCGGTTGTTCCGTATGAAATAGGTTTATTTAATTGTTATCCACACTATAGCACAAATTTAAACGTTGTGCAAATTAAAAGTCTCCTCGTTTTTAATCAGCCGCATGCTCGTAATTTCATTATTATGCACCCGCACCTCAAAAGTCAAATTTCCGTACTGCAAATTTTTTAAGTTATGCATTATCAAACTAAACAAGTATCGCTCTTTGTTATTTTGCGGCTCTCTAATTTCAATGTCGTCAATTTTTTTATTTGGCATTTTGTTTGAGTTTACGGTACATAAAACGCACGTGTCGCAGTTTGAAAAGCGGCCAGTAGGCGATGCCTGCCCACAGCCACAGTGGCAGCCAGCGTGGCGGCCGGCGGCTGATTTCGTGCATCGCATCCATGCCGTCCCCCAGATTGCGGCGTATCATCTTACGCGTCATTTTTGCTACTTTGCTGTTCATAAATTAATTCATAAATTAATTAAATCACCCATGGCATATTGTGAATGTTTACTATTATTCCACCATTTGCGATTTGGGCAAGTGTATTGTTTTATATAATTTCTTTTTCCTGTTTTTTCGTTAAACCTTTTATTTGTTATTGGTATGATTGGTGGCACTCCTCTTATTTGGTATTTTTCAGCAAAAACTAAATCTTCAATCATTTTACTACCACAAAATTTACAAAATCTATTTTGTTGTTCTTGTTTTTTCATATTTTTATGCAAAACCCACAAAGGTTTCGGGTGAATAAGTAAGCATTAACGCCTCGGCAAAGTCCGGTGATTTGCCGGTGCGCCTGATTAATTTTTCTTTCGGCTCAATGGCCACCTGCTTGTCTGTATTGACTTTATATTTAATCCAAAGCAACTGCCGCCATTGGTTGGCATACTCGGGATCCAGCGCCAGCTTTCCATTCACAATGTCATTGCGTAGCAACCAGTAATTCTCCGCCTTGATATTGGCAAATCCTTTCTCCGTAGCCGTTCCGCCTGCCATAACGCCCTTTACGGGCTTTCCTTGCTCGTGTAGACGGTCTACTACGCCCTTACCCAACCCCACACTGTCCACAAACACCGCCTCGGGCCGCAACTGGTCGTCTTTGTCCAGTTCGCTCTCAATTTCCGTCACGTTGGTCATGGTATCAGTTGAGCGGTCGCTGCTGATAACAGTCGCGTAGTTTGCCCAGCGCTTGATGCGCGCATTCAGGTCTCCGCCGGCGGCCACGTCATTGCCCATCTTCGGCCGGCCGGTTATCTCATCCGGCTTGCGCAGGGCAGCCGCCAGCTGCTCCTCGGTTATCAGCTGCCGGTAGCCGTCGCCATCTATCACATCCTCGTCCGGGAATTTACACTCATACAAAATGTCAAACAATGCCTCATCGCGCATCTCCTCAATAAACTCCGGCTTAAAACCATAATAACCATTGTCGTAATCCCGTATGCTTTCTTTGTAGTTATGAAAAATCTGTAAATATCGCGAGCTGTGCGTTGATTTGTAAAAATGATTTCGGTAAAACGGATTGCCTACTTTAATCAAAATTTTCTTGCGCGGATTTTTCTTGGTGTCGCCGCCCAGCATGCGCATTACAGTCGCCCACAGCACGTCTTCAATCAACCCGGCTTCATCAACCATTATATTCTTGCTTCCAAATCCCATTGCCGCCTCTAAATTCCGCTTGCTGTTGCGCGCATCCAGCGCCAATGTCTGTATGCCTCCCCCGCGCAAAAACGTCAGGTGTCTTTTACTGCGCTCTCGTTTCAGGCGATCTAATGTGTCGCTTTTATCCAACTCCAACTGGCTGTAAATAACCGGATGCTGTGTCGCCAGCTCTCTGACATGCGCCATGATAATATCCGCTTTCTTTTCGCTCGGGGCCAATATCGTGAACCTCTCGGGCGTAGAGGCGGCAACCGGCGTTACGGCCGCCGCAATGGTCAAGCTCTTGCCGTCCTGCGTTGGTGCCAGTACGTTCACCCTGTCATGCTCACGGTAAAATATGGCGTTAAAGAGCGGCTCAAAGCGGGGCGCTATTACTAAAGGGTTGCCCTCTACTGTAAATAATTCTTGTGTCAGTTTGTGGCTCATGGTTATGCATTGGTTCCTTCGGCTAATGCTTTAATTTCATTTAAAAATAAATCTACTTTTTGTTTTTCAGCATTATTGATATTCAAATCTCCCTTCGGCCGATAATCCTCATGCTGCCGGTCTAAGAAGTAGCGAATCGCCCAGGCTTCACCGGCCCTGATATTTAAAAATAATTGCTTCTCTGCCAAATCCTTCATGTCGCTTTTCAGCGCCATTGATGTTTCAATTTCACGCTGGGCAAATTCAGGGTCGCTCTGGCGGTACGCTAAAATAGTGCCGCGCGATTTTATTCCGGCATACTCCATCGCCTCGCCCACTGTGCCGAATTTTTTTATACCCTCAAGGTAACGTTCTTTTTTATAGCGCAGCTTCTCCCGCAGCGGTGTCCACTTTTTGCTGTGTTCGTTCGGAGCAGGCAAGAAAAATACTGATTTTGGCGCAGGCAGCGCTAAAAAAATGTTCATTTTGTTCAACTTTCAAAAACTTTGTCTAACCGGCCGTCGCCTTCCAAAGAAAACGCAGCCGCCAAACACGCGCTGCAGACGTGGCTTTTACCGATCTGAACTCCAGTTTTTCCTTTGGCCTTACTATGCTTTGCCGTCAGTTTTTCAATCTCGTTGCCGCATATTTTATCTCCCTTTTTATTGTCGCAGGAAATGGTAATCATAGTATTATAATTTAATAGCTTGTTTGTGAGTAAAACGCTCCCAGCGTTTTAAAATTACGTCGCAATACTTTGGGTCTAATTCAATTACTCTGCATTTGCGCCGCATCTGCTCGCAGCCAATCAAAGTACTGCCGCTGCCCCCGAATACATCCAAAATAATATCGCCCTCTTCAGAATTTTTACGCAATGCCCGCTCGGCCAATCGTACCGGCTTTTGTGTAGGATGCAGATATTCGCTCGTATTGTCACGCTTCTCATACCATACATCGAGCAGTTGGCTGAACGTATCTATATCCAAATGAAATACATCTTTTAAATTATTTAATTTTTTGTTTTTGTAATGCTGTTGTTTTTCTTTCCAGCCAAGCATGCACGGCTCATAGCACCGGTGGTAATCGCACCCGTAGCTCAATATCATTGAATTTTTAAGCCACATGATTATTTGCGACATATGCCAGCCGGCATTGGCAAAAGCGAACTGGTTAATCCAACTGTTTTTAGTCGCAAACCACCAATAAATCGTGGCATCGTCGCTTGAAAAAGAAAACAGCTGTTCCAACACGCTCGTATAGAATCGCAGGCAATCGTCATCCGTCTTGTTGTCGTTAAACATCTTCTTGCTGTGAAACTTTCCTTTGTCGTAACTATGGCCAGCCCCGCTCTCGTAATTGACATTGTACGGCGGGTCCGTAAAAATCAACCGCGCCTTTTCATCGCCGAGCAACGCCGTGTATGCCTCTGCCTTTACGCTGTCGCCGCACATAAGCCGATGCTCTCCGAGTTGAAAAATCTCTCCCGGCTGCGTTACCGCCTCTATGATGCTATCGTATTCTTTCTGCGCGTCAAAATCATCTTCCTCAATGCCCAGTATCCGGTCCAGATCGCCCTTAAAACCGGTCTCCTCAAGCATTGGTATGTCAAACTGCGCCAGCTTGTCCATATCCCAGCCGCCCAGCTCTACCGATTTATTGCTCACGAGCATGTATTGGTCTTTTTCCAATTCACTCCAGCCGCTAATTCTAATCGCGTCAACTTCCGTGTGTCCAAGCGCGAGCAATGCTTTCAGCCTGCCGTGTCCGGCCAGTATCATGTTATTTTCGTCAATGACGATATCATCCACAAATCCCAGCTTGGCAATGCTTTTTTTAATTAAGTCTTCAGCGTGCAATTTAGGATTTCGCTCGTTTACTTTCAGCGACCCAACGCTGATTTTTAAATGTTCTTTGCGCATATAGTGTGGCCGCAGAGCGGTCGCACTATACTCTGATGTTAATAATAAAATTGACTTTTTTGTTTTAGGTTGCTACAGTCTTTTCAAATCCCTGTGCGACCCTATAACACCCCCAGTAGCGCTGGTCGCACAGTTTTGTTGCATGCACACGCATGCGGCATCTGCTACTGGGGGTTTTTAGTTGGCTTTTTGTGTTATCTCTTTTGTTTTTTTGTCCAGCACATACTCCACCATTCCTTCGGACAGCCGGAAAAGATTCGCTATCGTCATGGTGGTATGGTTAATGCCGAAGTGCTCGGTCGTGTACGCCTCAAGTTCCTTGGACAGCGCGTCAGCCTTTTCACTCATCGCAAAAATGTCAGGATACAGTTCGCGCAACTGTTTTCCGCTGACGCATTCCGCGCCCATCTGCCGCAATTCAATCCACAGAATTTTCTCCTTCAACTTCACCTTTTCACCATCATCACGTGTAATCTCGTGCTCCTTATCTCCATTCTGTTCTTTGACTGTCGCCACGCAGTCCATGACTTTTTCGTTAAGGCTTAAAATTTCGTCTGACAGCTGGTAGACTTTTTCCAGCTTCTCCTTAGTGATTGCTTCTTGCATATTTTCTCGTTAAGAAATTAATTAATTTTTTTTATAACATCGTCTATCCCGCCCAATATATAAACTCCTCCGGCCGCCTCCCAGGATGCCTGAAACTGCCCCTGTAGCTCGCTTTGGCGCCCCTTTGATGCTTTTACCTCTATCTGGTACACAATGCCGTTCTTAATAGCCGTTATGTCGGCAATACCCGGGTAACAGCCAAGACCGGCAAGGTTGTGATAGTGAAAAATGCCCTTAAACGTCAGGTAGTCTTTGATTGCTCTTTTTTCGGCTGTCTCCGGCGTCATTGCGGTATAGTTACATCCCACGTTTTCCGCGGCGGCTGGTGCGACAATACAATCTGCAAATCCTCTCCCAGCTCCATGGTGAACCCGTCAAGGTACACGATTTTGTGAAATTTGTTTTTGAGCATCATCTTCGCCATAAACTCCTTGCGCGCACGCATGTCCGTGTAAAAAACAAACCGGTCAAAGTCGTCCTTGTATTTTTTCTTGTCATGGTCTATAGCCACCGCATCGGTAAAAAATACCTTCCAGCCGGTCTTTGAAAGCCGCCAGAAAA